CAGAGATTCAGTTCCGCTGTATCACGAAATAATCCCCGCTCGCGGCGGGGAGTGGAAATAGAGCAAAATGACAAAAAAACAAAAGCAGGGTGACTCCACTCGTGACGACATCTTCCACGCCGTTGGAATGTCATTGAACAGTTGGGAGAATATGGAGCACACGCTCGCTGATATTTTTGCGCTCCTGTTGGGTGGAGATGGTGATGGCGCAAAGCGGGCCTTCGGCACAATTGCGACTACCTCGGCGAGACAGGCAATGCTTCTCGAAGCGTTTAACTCATATCTCGGAAAGCATCGCGAACACTTTGAAGCCTTACCCCATCTGCTAAATAGAGTCGATACCCTAGCTAACAAAAGAAATAATTTGGCGCATGGCATTGTAGTATTCGTTGATAGAGGAGAGGAAACTAAGGGTTATTTTCTTACCCAATCAAAATATAACTCCAGAAAAAACTTCTCTTTCCGAGGTCATTATGATGCGATGGTAAAGTTGCATGAGGCAGGGAAGTCGTTCGATTCTTTAGTTCATCCTAAAGAATACGAGTGGACTGCGGACGATATATATGAAGTTAATAACGCGATTATTGCTCTACATAAAGAGCTTTGGGATATGCATTTCAAAGGTTTTGCGGCAGTGCATTCACAAGAAACTTAAGTTAATTTTTCTATCGGACACTCAAGAAAAGCAACTATTGTCCAAAAAATTTGTGCTGTCGCGCTGGGCAAGTAGCACGAAGTATCTTGCGTCAAAATATCGATTTGGTTGCTCAGCTCATCCATAGCTCGCTCTACACCATCCGGACCGCCGAAATAGTAGTTCGCCTTTTCCCGAAGCTCGGGTGCAAGGTCTCGGCAGTTCCAAAATTCCCCTTCATCAAAGTCTCGCCGATGCTTGAACCGCTTCGGCGCCGTTGTTTCGTTCGCTTCCGTCATATATCCTCCATGCCCCGCTAGCCAGGGCTCTTAGTAGCCTACACGTCGTTCGACACGTCTACAACAGCCGGCCTCGATCTGCCTTTTCCACGCCCTGAGGCCGGGCGGCGCGCCCGAGGTGTTCGGGCCGACACATCAATTCTACCTCAGCCTCCCCCCGGTTATTAAACAAGGTGTTGACACCACTTCTAAACATGGTGTTTAATGCCTCCATCGCAACCGAGCCCAGCAGGGCAGATGGAGAGCACATGTCCAACTCAAAGCACAGCCCAACGCCGTGGCGCCTCAGCACGCAAGACGTGTGTGTCGCCTTCGACAGAACCGACGAGATCGTCTTCGACACCTATGGCGGCGAGCACCCGAAAGAGGTTGAGCAGGCCAACGCCGCCTTCATCATCCGGGCCGTCAACTCGCACGACCAGCTGGTGGCGCTCCTCAAAGCCGCTGACAACAAGCTGCACGCAATGCACCACTACCACAGCGGCGATGCCGCCGCTGCGATCCACGGCTTGCGCGAGAAGATCGCCACCGCCCTTGCCGCAGCGGAGGCCTGACATGGACCGCTTCCCCTACGACGCCGAGGCACGCGAAGACAAGATTTGCCAGCTGATCGACGCGCGCATCCACGCCATTAAGCACGACATCCGCATCAACCGCGTGTCGACCGTCGAGGCCGTGCTTGACCGGCTGGACATGGACAAGATCGAAGGCGATGCGCGCGACATCCTCCGTGCGGCCGTGGCCGGCCATTCCGCCGCAGTGGGTGTGAGCCACGCGGCAGCCGTCGAACTGGCGATCTTCCGGGAAGCCGAGGCGCTGGCCGAGAGCGACGTTACCGACATGGAGAAGCGCCGCGTCGATGAGTCGCTGTCCGAGCGCGCCATGCGCTGGCTGTGGAATCACGGGGTGCTGGCGTGAGCTGCTCGGCCTGCGACGACACCGGCAGCCTGTCGAAGAACATCACGGGCTTCCTCGACTGCCCCTGCGGCGTGGCCGACGAGCGTATGCGCGTCGAAGCATGGGCCCGCCGCAACGCGCCGAGCGCAGGCCTGATCGATCTGTGGCTGATCTACCAGCACGGCAAGCAGGCCGGTGCGACCGAAGTGGCGCGCACTGGCGCGTAAAACCACACCCGAACAACAACCGCCGGCGCCGCCGGCAGAACGAGGAGCAGGGCAATGGGCGAGATCGCCGAAATGATGTTGGACGGGACGCTGTGCGAAGGCTGCGGCGTCTTCCTGAATGCTGAGCCGACCGGCTATCTGTGCCGCTGCCGCAGCTGCGAGGCCGAGGCCAAGACCGAGCGGGCTGCGCGCAATGTGGCCGCCAACAAAAAGATGCACGCGGAGCAGAAAAAGATCCCGTGCACGATCTGCGGCCGCAAGGTGAAGACCATCGGCATGGCGAACCACATGAAGGATGCGCATCCGCCGGCGCCGCAGCTGGTGCACCCTGATCTGCTCGCCGCTGCGCGGCACGAAGACGCCTACGGCGCCGGCCACCTGGATGGTGCGCAATGATCGCCGCCCGCATCGCGCGCCGCCTGATGCGCAAGCTCGTCAAGCCCGTGGCCCTGTGGTGGAACGAGCGCGCGCTCCGCGAAGCCGAGGACCAGGCCGACTTTTACATGCATCTGAGCGCCCATGTCGTTGACATCGAGAAGCGCGCCCGCATGCGCGCCGTGCAGCTGGTCGGCCGCCGTAACACGATTCGTAGCTGGTAACCCATCACTCACGAGGAAAACATGATCCGCCACATCTTGAACCAGTACCGCCTGTCCCTGCGCGCCGGCTTCCGGCCGCGCAAGGCAGTCGCCCGCGCGCTGCGCACCTATGTCTTTGGCTTCTAACCTGGAGAGCAACTTGAACGCCCCACAGACCACCACCCAGCTGGCCACGCGCCAGGAACATGCGCCCGTGCGCGCCGGCTTCATGGATGCCGCCGGCTTCGACCTGATGCAGCGCGTCGCCAAGGCATTCGCCAGCTCGACGCTGGTGCCGCAGCAGTACCAGAACAACATCCCGAACTGCATGATCGCGCTGAACCTCGCGCAGCGCCTGAAGGCCGACGAGCTGATGGTGATGCAGAACCTGTACATAGTGCACGGTAACCCGGGCTGGTCGTCGAAGTTCCTGATCGCCAGCGTGAACACGTGCGGCCGCTACAGCGCGATGCGCTACGAGTGGCGCGGCGAGGCCGGCTCGCCAGACTTCGGCTGCCGCGCCTGGGCGATCGAGCGCGAGACCGGCGAGCGGCTGGACGGCGCGTGGGTCGACTGGAACATGGTGCGCGCCGAGGGCTGGGACAAGAAGATCGGTTCGAAGTGGAAGACGATGCCGCAGCAGATGTTTATCTACCGGGCCGCGGCGTTCTGGCAGCGCGCATACGCGCCGGAAATCAGCATGGGCCTGAGCACGGCCGAGGAGCTGGCCGACGTCATCGACGTGGCCGCCGACGGCAGCTTCACGATCACGCAGGAGACGCAGCGCGCTGACATTCGCCAGGTGAAGGACGTCGACCAGAGCGGGCAGGGCGCCGCCCAGCAGCTGCCGACGTGCGCGGCCGAGCACTTCGAATCGAAGAAGGCGGAATGGCGTGAGCTGATCCATTCCGGCAAGAAGACTGTGCAGCAGTTGATCGCCCAAATCGAAACGCGCGTGCTGCTCAACGAAGACCAGAAGCTGACCATCGACACGTGGGCCCACGAGAACGACTGAGCCCCTCAACCATCAAGGACAACATCATGCAAATCCATAATCTCGTCCAGGGCTCGCCGGAATGGAAAGCCTTTCGCCTGGAGAAACGCGGCGCCAGCGAAGCGGCCGCCGCGCTCGGCTTGTCGCCGAAGGTTTCGCGCACCGAGCTTCTGCACATGAAGGCCACCGGTACTGCGCAGGAGTTCAGCGACTGGGTTGAGAAATACATCCTGGCGCACGGCCACCACGTGGAAGCGCTGGCCCGCCCGCCGGTCGAAGACCTGATCGGCACTGAGCTGTACCCGGTCACCTGCTCCGACGGCCTGCTGTCGGCGTCGTGCGACGGCCTGACGATGGCCGAGGACGTCGCCTTCGAGCACAAGCAGTGGAACGAGGCGCTGGCTGCCGCCGTCGCCGCCGGCGAGTTGCCGGACGAGTACATGCCGCAATGCCAGCAAATCATGATGGTGACCGGCGCTGAGAAGGTGATCTTCGTGTGCTCCGATGGCACGCCCGAGCGCTTCGTGTGGATGGAAGTGCTGCCGGATCCTGAGTGGCAGGAGCGCATCCGCGCGGGCTGGGCCCAGTTCGAGGCCGACCTCGCCGCGTACGAGCCACGCCAGTACGAACCGAAGCCCGAGGCC